ACGCCGACCAGACTTGACTGATCTGCCGGGATTGAAACGATGCTTATTTCCATTGGGGTAGTCTTGACCCGGTAATATTCTTCCGGGTCGTTCTCTCGCTCAATCCGGCCATCAATGCGATAACCGACTGAGATGTTTTGACGGATACCATCCGTCACATCGTTGAACACTTCCGAGGCCAGCGCACCTTTTCCAAAGCGCACTTTTGCACGCAGACGGCGTGCATCCTCATTTAGCTCAACAGATTCCACAACGCCGATCTGGCGCTCCATATCATGATCCATCAACAATGGCGCTCTGCCCGAATTAAGAAAATCCAGGTTCATGCTGCCAGCAGTATGGTCAATGACCTCCAGGCCAAATGATCGCTGCACTGGCTCCTCAGATGATACGCCAATCTGCACAGTGCGCGTTTCTTCATCAATGGCCTTGTCCTGCATATCCATCGCACGCATGACAAGATTAGAACGATCAAAGCGCTCCTCATCTTCATCGTGATAAGGCCGGGCCTCAGCAGCCTCTGGCTCTGCTTCTTCCATATGATGCTTCTCAAAAACGATGGTCACAGTCTCGTCTGTTTCTGTAACCTCTTTAATATGTCGCTCTTCCATTTGTCTGCCTTCCGCTGCCGGTTCAAACTTGATTGGCTCAAAGTCGTGGTCTCGCAACCATTCACGCGCCGCTGCCTCAGAGTATTGATCAGCGTCAAAACGAATTGACTGTACCTCTGACCCATTGTCGCCCAATCCGTATATAAAATCAATTCCCTCACCACCCGCGCCTGTTTCACGCCGGAACTCATCATATTTGTCAGGGTCGTTAATACGCGCCGCATGTTCGCTTGGATAAGGTCGCTCCTCATAATAGCCGCGCTCCTCGTCTGTTTTCATTGGATGCCCCTCTGGCAACAGATCAGTGTCGTGCTTGCCAGAACGATACCGGCCATTTCTGACCGCATATAAAAATGAGTTTACCCTGGCCATCGCCCACTGCTCAGGCGTTTTAACGCTCGGCCTGACACTGCCGGGATTGGTGTTATACGCTCCGATGCCCCGCTTATAAACAGCCGCCAACATGCGTAACGTCACGCGCTTGCTCTGTGCGCTGCCGTGTTCCTCATTGTGTTCCTCAACCTTGTTCTTCAACCCGGTCAAGGTCGTCTCAGTAAAGTCGTCCTCAAGCGCTCTGGTGTCCTCATTGTCAATGCGGTCCATAATGCGGTCCTTTTCATTGGCCCAGGCTTTGCCACTATCGCCGCCCCATAACGCCCAGGCAATCCTGCCTGCTGATGGATAACCATCCTCACCAGGGCTAAATCCCTCACCCTGCTTGTCAACCTCATGCCGGGCAAAATAGCTAACCATCCGGCGCACAGTGCGCGGTGATAGCTCCTGGCGATTTACTAGCTGCCTGGCTCTAGCAACTCCCACAGCCGTCCCACCCCGGCCATATTCCTCGCGCCAATCCAGGCCGCGCTGCGCCTCTTCAGCCATTGTCTGCGTAGGGCGCAGATCGATGTTCTCGCCCTTATAATTAGCCATCATCACCACCATCCACAATCGGCTCGGCTGGCATCTTTTGCCCGAATGGCTCAAAAGCCATACTCAGGCCAAACTGTGAGGCAATCTCTTTGTCCCGCGAAATCTGGCTAAATGTCTCCTCAACATCGCGGCCATAGTTGGCAGCCACATCCTGCATTGAGAGGACGCCATTCTGCAATCCGACAACCGCCGCATTGATCTCTTTGAGCGGATCGACCCAATTCCAACCGCGTCCCCGAAAATGTGCGTTACCGGCAAACTTATCATATCGGCTGGCTGGCAGATCAACACCGCCAAAATCCATAGCTGAGCTGAGCCACTCCCTAAACACCGGCTCAATGAAATGCTCAATCATGAACATGTGCAGCGCACGATAACCATCACGCTCATCCAGAGCGCCCTGCCGGATGCTGCTGTAGTTTACTGATGACAGGTCGTTTGACAGGCTGGCATAGCTGACATTGAGGCCAGACGCCACACCGCGCAGCATCGCGCTCTCAAATTCCGCATATCCTGTATTGGGGTGCTTGGGGTCAAACATCTCCAACCCAAAGCCAGCAGGCAACTGATGAAATGACCCCGGCTCCGCTGAGATGGTCGGCACAAACTCATTCTCATAACCATCGCCGACAAAGTCATCGCCACCAGGCGTTGTGATCATGCCCATCTTGCTGGCACCGATCCGGGCGGCAATAACCTCAGCCTCTCTAAATGCGTGTAGATGCTTGAGCGCCGACATAGCCGCAACCATAAATGGCTCACCGCGTGTCTGGTGCGTCCTGGTAGGCATAAAAACGTGGATGATCTCATCAGCCGGAACGCGCACATGCTTTGAGCCAGCGTTGCTGTGATAATATCTATCACCAGGATGTGATGTCAGGACATAGTAAGCGATGGGGCGATGGGCCTTGTCCATCTCAATACCCATCCTGATCTGATTGCCGTTATCCAGCGTCTCATTTTTCTTATCGTCAATTAGATCAGCCTCAAGAAACTGGATTGCAAAACCATCTCTGTATTTGCTGCTCTTTAGTTTCCGAGCAAAAACCTCACCATCTCGCGCCAGTGTTTCGATCACCAGGCGCTGGCAGTCATACCAGGACATGCGCCCATCAGCAGTCGGCGCACCAAGACGGCCCCACTCGCGCCAGGCGGTCTCAATCATTGTGTTACCGATGCCATCTAGCTGGCCGTCATCGTTCCGGGCTTTGACTTGCAGATGAAAACCGCTGTCTCCAACCACATTGGTTTTCAGCAGATTTACATAACGCCGGGCAAACTCATTGTCGCGCACAAGCTCGCGGCTTCTGTTCCGCATGACTTCCAGCGTAAATCGCAGCTCACTATCGGCAGAATTGCCAGACTGAGTGAAATCCGCAAACAACCGGCCACCCCTGGCCGCCGCATAGCTGCGCTTGCCCTTCGCAGGCTTCTCATTACGTTTAACAAAATCAAAAAGCCCCATCGTTAAAACCTCACTCTGATTGAGCCACCGTGGGCGCGGCCATTTTTAACGTGGTCCTTTTTATGCTCTAGCGTCACCTCGCGCCGGTAATAATCACGCCACTCAACCAGCTCGGATGGCTGCATCTTGGACAATGACCGACCATTGATTGAGTAGGACAAAACATCAGCATCAGCCCGGCCTTGCAGGACCGTTTCAATCTTGTCCACCATAATCTCGGCATGAGATCGCGGGTCAACGTTGTTGTCCAGGTCGGTGATTATGTCCCAGGAGCCGGTCTGTATAACGATCCGCTCGCTGTCGCTGGTGCGCGTTATCTCTAGTTGCCAGTGATGATGGCCGGTGTCAAAACTAGCGCTCGCTGTGCTGGCAATCGTAAACAGATAATCATTGCCATCTGCCGATCCAGTGACTGTAAACTCATGACTGCCACCAGCAGACGACACGCGGCTAATATAAGCTACAGAATACGCAGTTGATGGATAATCCTGACCAAGGCTCTTTTTGCGCCAAGTGACGCGATCTCCGACAACAATCTGATCAGGCTCGATTGTTGGCGCGTTATCCGTATCAAACAAATTAGCCATCAGCGCCACCCATTAACAAAATTACCGCGTCTCGCCGCATGATGGCGAGGCGGCTGCTTCTGAGGCGCACCTGGCCGGTCCTCTTTGACTTGCCGCGCCGCACGCTCTGCCAGGCTGTCTAGGTTCAAATTCAAAATAGCCAACGCCCCTATCGCATAAACCCGGCAGTCCAATGCCTCGTTCCTGGTCCTTGTCTTAACGAACTCACGCCGGGGGAACCCCTTGTGATATTTCGTCACGATTTTTTCCGATGACGCCAGTTGCTTAAAATACTCATCTGGCCGGTCATTCGGGAAATGACAGTAACCCGGACCTTCTGATTGTAACCTAAGACGCGAGAAAATTAAATCCTTTATGTTGTCAACCCCCAGAGTGAACAGCCTGATCTTGCCGATGTTGTTTCTGGTGGGTCTGCTAACCACTGGCCGGTCCTGGCCAGCCATACCTTTGATGGCAAAAATACGCCGTCCCTCGCGCGGTCTCACAAAGTCATAAACCGCCTTTGTATAGTGGCCGCCACTGTCAATGCAGGCGGCTCGGATTTGCAGTGTGCGCCCATCAGCGGTCTCATACTTGCTGGCTAGGATTGCATCTAAATCCTGCCACAGTTGCGGCGTTGATG